TTAAGTCACTGGAAAAGACACTACAGCATAAGCCCAACTATTTTATGGACACAACAAAATTTATTAAGCGCCTGGCAACGTATGTAGCGGTGGAACACACCGCTTTTATTATACCTATCGAGGACGAGTACGGGCGGCTTTGTGGCTGGTATCCATTGAGAGCGCAACGCTGCGAAGTCGTAGAGGCAGCAGGGCAGGTGTATTTACGGTATCTGTTTGCAAATGGCGAGTATGGAGCTATAGAGTTTGAACGTGTAGGCATTATGACAGACTTTGAATACACAGACGACCTTTTCGGAGAGGACAACAGAACACTTAAGCCAACAATGCAGCTGATACATACGCAAAACGAGGGAATTATAAACGCTGTCAAAAATTCTGCAAATATCCGCTTTCTGGCAAAAGTGGCAAATATGTTGAAACCAGAGGATATAAAGAAAGAGCGACAGCGTTTTACCGAGGATAACTTAAGCGCCGACAACGATAGCGGCATGATAATTTATGATAACAAGTTTAGTGAGCTGAAACAGGTAGAGAGCAAACCATACACGCCAAACGCATTGCAGATGCAGAATATACAGGAAAATGTATGCACGCATTTTGGTACAAACATGGATATTTTACAAAATAAATTTGATGAAAATACGTGGAATGCTTACTACGAGGGGAAAATAGAACCGTTTGCAATACAGCTATCGCTTGTTATGACAAATATGAGTTTTACCGAGAGAGAAAGAGCTTGCGGGAATGCTATTTTCTTTTCAGCAAACCGCCTGCAATATGCCAGCAACGCAACAAAGCTAAGCGTAAGCACGCAGCTTTTTGACCGTGCATTACTAAACAGAAACGGTGTTATGGATATATGGAACATGGCACACGTTGAGGACGGGGAAAAGTATTATATCCGAAAAGAGTACACAGAGATAAGCGAACTGCAAAACAGTAATGGAAAGCCACAGATAATTATACAGCAAGCGCCCATAGCAACAGGGCAGCAGGCAGAGCCACAGCAGACACAGCCTGCGGCAGCAGGCGAACCAGCAGGCGGGCTGGGAGAGAAAGAGGGTGTAAATAATGCCGATTAAGAAAGAGCGGGAATATAGGGCGCTGGCAGCGCCATTGATACAGACGGAGTATTACGTAGAGGGTTACGCCACTACGTTTGATACGCCGTATTTGCTGTATGAATTTGAGGACGGCACAAAGATTTACGAAAGAATAGATGCACACGCTTTAGACGGTGCAGACATGAGCGACGTTATCATGCAGTACGACCATGAGGGCAGGGTATTTGCCAGACAGTCAAATAAGACGCTGATTTTACAGCCGGACTATAAAGGGCTTAAGGTGGCGGCTGATTTAGGCAAGACAGATTTAGCCCGTGGGCTATACCAAGACATAGAGGCAGGCATGATAAATAAAATGTCATGGGCTTTTAGCGTAGCAGAGGAAAGCTACGACAGAGAAACACACACAAGGACGATTTTGAAAATCAAGAAAGTTTATGATGTGTCAGCCGTGAGCATTCCAGCAAACGGCGATACTGAAATAAGCGCCCGTGCTTTTGCGAGTAGGAGTTACGAGCAGGAGAGGCAGGAGTTGCTTAAGAGGCGGGCAGCAATACTAAAGATTAGAGCGAGCTTATAAAATTTAAGACCAGAAAGGAAACATAACAATGAGATTAAAAGAAATCGAGGAAAGATTAGCACAGATTAAGGCAGAGCTTACCACAAGAGCGGCAGAGCTGAAAGAAGAGGAAATTACAGCACTTGAAAAAGAAGTAACTGCATTGCAGGAAGAAAGAGCGGCGATTACAGCGGCAGCAGAAAAGCGCAGCGCCTTACTTGCAAGAATTGCAGCAGGCGAGAACGTAGACGACGGAAACGGCGGCGAGGGACAGCAGAGAGTGCTTAGAAATTTCAAGGGCGCAGCAGGAGAGGGCGACAACGACGACAAGTACGGCAGTATGGAATACCGAAAAGCATTTATGAAATACGTGTGCAGAGGCGAGGCACTGCCGAAAGAGTACAGAGCAGATGCAGTAAGCAAAAGCACGGACGTAGGCGCAGTTATTCCTACCACAGTGCTTAACCAGATTGTAGAGAAACTGGAAAGCACAGGAATGATTTTAGCCCTTGTAACCAGAACCGCATATAAGGGCGGCGTTTCTATTCCTGTATCCACTGTAAAGCCTACTGCAACATGGGTAAATGAGGGAGCAGGCAGCGACAAGCAGAAAAAGAATATTGCCAAAGACAGCATGATTACTTTTGCATACCATAAGCTGCGCTGCGCAGTAGCTGCATCACTGGAAGCAGATACAATGGCAATCAGCGCTTTTGAGACACTGCTTATTAACAATATCGTTGAGGCAATGACAAAAGCGTTAGAGCAGGCAATCATTGACGGAAACGGTACAGGAAAGCCGAAAGGAATTTTAGCAGAGACACCAGCCGACGGGCAGACAATCGAGAGCGCCGCACCGTCTTACAGTGATTTGATTAAGGCAGAGGGTGCTTTACCTATGGCTTATGAAAATGGCGCTGTGTGGTGCATGAGTAAAAAGACCTTTATGGAGTATGTAGGCATGACTGATAAGAACGGGCAGCCTATCGCAAAAGTGAACTATGGAACATCTGGAAAGCCGGAGAGAACGCTTTTAGGCAGAACAGTTGTACTTTGCGATTACGTAGCAAGCTACAGCGCAGCACTTGCGAAAGATACAATTTTTGCATTCCTTTTCAATTTCAAGGACTACGTGCTTAATACAAACTACTCTATGGGCGTAAAGAAGTATGAGGACAACGACACAGACGACCAGATTACAAAGGGCATTATGCTTGTAGACGGCAAGGTAGTAGACAAAAACAGCCTTGTAGTTGTAAAGAAAATCGAGGCAGTGTAATTAACAAGGCAGCTGGTGTATAAACACTGGCTGCCAGAAAGCGAGGTAGACCATGAAAGGGTATTTAGACGCTAAAGAACTGGAAAGCTACAAGAAAGAAGATTTGCAGGAGCTGGCAAAGCAGCTGGGCGTAGATGCAGAGGGTACAAAGAAAGAAATTGCTACACGCTGCGCAGCGGTTGAGGTAGACATACCGGACGAAAGCGAGCTTACAGAAGAGGATAAAAGAGCAGCGGAAGAGGCGGCAGCAGAGGTAGCAGCGAAAGCCGAAGAGGAAGAGGCAGCCACAGAGCTTGTAAAAGTAAAAGCACAGCGCCGTTTTCTTGACAAGGAATTAAACCAGATTAAGGATACTGGGGACGAATACGCAGTAAGCAGAGAACGTGCAGCAGTTCTGGAAGAGGCAGGCGTAGCAACAGTAATGGCAGAGTAAGGAAGAGGGTGCAGGCTATGGCAGCAGATACCACAACATTAACCGAGAAGATGCGGGCGGCGCTGCGTATAAGCAGCACCAGTGAGAAAATCACAGAGGAAATAAACGACTGTATAGCCGCCTGCAAAGCTGATATGAAAAACGACGGCGTAAAAGTGATAAAAGAGACAGACGGGTTGATTATCAGAGCAATTACACTGTATTGCAAGGCAGAGTTTGGTTTTAACAATGCTGCGGAACAATTTAGAAAGTCATACGACGCACTTAAAATGCGCTTATCTTTATCAGCAGAATACAACACAGCGCCGCAAGTGTCCGAAACGGACACCAACAGCACAGAAAGTGGGGTGTAAAGCGGTGGAGTGGCTGGACGAATTAACACTTATTGCAGAAACAACAGCAGAAAACAGGGTAAATAAAAACGGCTTTGCAGTAAAGCCGGAAGAAAGCACCCGCACTGTATTCTGTAACAAAAAATCAGTAGGGTACAGTGAATATTTTAAGAGCCAGCAGACAGGAAAACTGGTAGAGGCAAAGTACGAGGTACACAAGGCAGATTATGGCGGCGAGGACGTAGTAGAAGTAAACGGGCGGCGCTATTTTGTACTTAAGACCTACGATACAGGAACAGACACCATAGAGCTTACGCTTACAGATTTACGCCACAGAAACGAGGTGTAAGCATGGGAGAGTTTAACACAGTCGGGCTGGAAGATATTATAGACGCTTTCAGCCGGAGAGAGGCGGCTACAGTTGAGGCAGTCCCCAAAATGCTTAAAGCTGGTGCTGATGTGCTGATAGAGGCACAGAGAGCAGAGGCACAGGCAATGGGACTGAATGAAACGGGCGGTTTTATCAATTCCATAAAAGCTACGGACGTAAAGGGCGACGATACGGAGAAATACGTAGAGATATACCCACAGGGACGGGCAAAGCATGGAAACGACAGAAAAGGAGATAAAAGCAAGGTGCGCTATGCAACAATCGGCTTTGTGGCAGAGTACGGCACAAGTAGCCACGCTGCACGCCCTTATATGACAGTGGCAAACGAAAAGGCGCACGAAAAGGTAGTAGAGGCACAGCGCAGTATATGGGAGAGTGAAACAGGCGAATGAGTATACAGGAGATTTTAGAAAGCGCAGGGTTGCCAGCCCAGAGAGGCGTTTACACTGGACGGGATAAGCCAGACGCATATTATACGTTTCTGCGGCTGCTGGGTACGCCTGCGGTAAATGCAGACGACGAAGAGAAAGAGCGCAGGGAAATGTATAGAGTTACGCTTTTCCATAAGGGCGATTTTGAGGCGCAGCTTGATAAGACAAAAGAGGTATTGAAAGCAGCAGGCGTTTATATCAACAGCATAGACGCAGAAAGCTACGAAACAGAAACGGGGTACTGGTTAGTGCCTATCACAGTCGAGATTTTGAAAGAGGAGTGATTAAACAATGACACTGGGACTGAAAGATTTATATTACGCCGTATGCACAGAGGCAGACGGAGCAGAGAGCTACGGGACACCTAAGAAAATGGCAGAGGCAATGAGCGCCGATTTATCCGTAAAGACAGCAGACGGCAGCTTGTATGCAGACGACACATTAAGCGAGAGCGTCACGGAGTTTGCAAGCGGAACGCTTAAGCTGGGAATTAAAGACCTTACGCCGGAAGTGCTGGCAGAGCTGCTGGGACAGGCAGTAGATAAGAACAGCGTAGTATGGGCGGGAAAAGAGGACGAGCCGCCGTATGTTGCTGTAGGGTTCAGAGCTAAGAAAACGGGTGGTAAATACCGTTACGTATGGCTGCTTAAAGCAAAATTTAAAGGACATAGCAGCAAAGAGCGCTTGCGGGACACCGCAGGCGCTTATTTTGTATGCGGAAAGGCAGGAAATATGAACATTAACAGAAAGATAAGTAAGTACAATTTCAATAAGGGCAGCGTTTCCAGAATTAAGTATATTGTTATCCATTATGTAGGCGCACTGGGCGGCGCAGAGGACAACTGCCGATATTATGGCGGCGGCAATAGAAATGCGTCGGCGCATTACTTTGTAGGATTTAACGGCGAGGTATGGCAGTGCGTAGAGGACGCTAATATAGCGTGGCATTGCGGAGCGTCGAGCTATAAGCACGCAGAGTGCCGAAACGCTAATAGTATCGGTATTGAAATGTGCGTAAGGAAGAAAAACACAAAGAGCATGGGCGCAACAGATAAAGACTGGTATTTTGAGGACGCAACAGTAGAGGCAGCGGCAGAGCTTACCCGTTACCTTATGAATAAATACGGCGTGCCTGCATCTCATGTAATCAGACATTACGACGTAACGGGCAAGATTTGCCCTAACCCGTATGTATATAACACCAGCGCCCACACATGGGACGAGTTTAAGCGTAAAATCAGCGGACAGGCAGAAACACCGCAGGGCGGCAATGAAAAAACAATCTGGAATTTTCTTACAGGAAAGGGCTTAAATGCTTATGCCGTGGCTGGTATTATGGGTAATCTGTATGCTGAAAGCGGGCTTATGCCGAACAACTTACAGAACACCTATAACAATAAGCTGGGTAAGACGGACGCAGAATATACAGCAGCGGTGGATAATGGCAGCTATGGCAATTTTGTAAAGGACAGTGCAGGCTATGGGCTGGCGCAGTGGACGTATTGGAGCAGAAAGCAGGCGTTGCTTAATCATGCAAAACAGGCGGGCGTATCCATTGCAGACCTTAATATGCAGCTGGGCTTTTTATGGGAAGAATTGCAGGGATACACAGCAGTAATGGACGCACTGAAAAAGGCGGGCAGCGTGCGTGCTGCATCTGATGCCGTTCTTACTGGATATGAAAAGCCAGCAGACCAGAGCGAAACAGTAAAGAAAAAGCGTGCAGAGTACGGCGAGGGATACTATAAAAAGTATGCAGCAGGAAACGGTACAAAGTATTACAGAGTGCGCAAGAGCTGGACGGACGCAGCAAGACAGCTGGGGGCGTTTACGTCGCTGGAAAATGCAAAGAGCGCTTGCAAGGCGGGCTATACTGTATATGATGATAACGGCAAGGCGGTATATACCGCAGCAGGGCAGCAGGCAAGCGCAGGCGTTCCGTTTAGCGTACAGGTAGATATTTTAGACCTTAATATCAGAACAGGAGCAGGCACGAACTATGCAAAGACGGGAGAAACCA